GCTATTCAGAATATGTTAGCGCATCAAATGGCGATGGAATTGCCACAAGTTGACCCAACTCGTATTGCTTACTGTGAACAACAAGCTGAAAAGTTTTGGGCAATGGCTGAACAAGAAGAAAGGGACAAGTCACCGATTTATTTTGCACCTAATATTAGTGTTTACACGAGGTAATCATGCCTAAATGGTTAAATACCCGTGGCAACGCTGTATTAACAATCGTTGTATGCGATAGATGCAAGATGAAACGCTCTTATGATGACTGTTCATCGGATGGAAATACCCCAGGGTTGCGTGTTTGTAAATTTGGATGCAATGATAATAAAGACCCATACCGTTTGCCTATGCGCCAACCTGAAAAGATTGCTGTACGCTTTCCAAGACCTGATGCGCCTATTCCACAAGAGCATAACAACATTATTACTAACCCTGATGGTGATAACCCATTATCTATTACGCAAGGCAATAAGCCTAATAACGGTAATTTAACGGATTTAAGCCCATGACATATCAACCACAACCCGCTAATCCTACAATTATAAGCATAGCCCAATCGCCCACAACGGTAGGCGTATCAACTGTTTATACCGTACCATTGCGTGCAAGAACTATTTTGCAAAATATTGATGTAGTTAATACAAGCTCATCTAATGCAACATTTGATATTTATTTGGTTGTGCAAAACGGTACTGCGGGTATAGCTAATGCATTGTTTTACCAACAAACATTACAACCTAAACAAAACCTTCAATGGACAGGGCAACAAGTGCTTGATTCGCAACAAACGCTACAAATTAATGGTAGTACAACGGGAATAACTATAACAATGAGTGGAGTTACTTATGGCTATTACTAGTTTTCCGCAACAAGGTAATTCGTCATCGAATCCATCATATGTTATTACAAATAATGAATCGCCACTTGCTTTACCATCGTATCTTGAAGTATCAAGGGGGTTAGTTACGGGTTGTTCTGTTGTAAATATTTATGGCTATCAAGGTAGTGTTGGGGCTACGTTTATTCCTATTTGGGAAAACACAACTGCATACACCTACCCCGTTTCTGCTACTACGATGTTGTTATATAGTTCATCAGCATCCGATACTGCGGTTCAAGTGTTAATTAGTGGATTAGATGCAAGCTATAACTTGCTATCTGAAACTTTAACTTTGACAAATGGAACAACAGGTGTTACCACGGTAAATTCTTATTTAAGGATTAACGGTATTCAGGTAACAGGAACGGTTAATGCAGTAGGAAAATTAAATTTAAGCAATGCAGGAAAAACAATTCAATATGCTGAAATTACTGCGGGATATGGCAAAAATCAAGCAATGATATATACCGTACCTAATGGTTATACATTTTATTTAACACGAGCCAATGCTTACGGACAATTAGCAGGCGGTACAAACAACTTTATTAATTATCGTGTTTGGACACAATCATCGGCAGGTATTATTCAAATTTTATTACAAGCACCGTTTGTAAATGCTTATTCATCACTAAGGGTTGCTCCTCGTGGTTATGCGCCTAAAACAGACATTCAATGGCAATGTAATACAAACTCAAGTACGGGTGCTATTGGAATTGGTGTTGAAGGCATTTTAATTGCTACAGGCACACCATAATGGGTTATAATATATTAACTTTTAAAGGGTAAAGTATGGCAGATATTCGCATATCACAACTCCCTTCAGCCCCAAGTGCTATAACGGGTTCTGAACTTGTACCGATTGTTCAAAACGGACAAACGGTTCAAACAACCGTCTACAATTTAGTTAATAGCCCAACACAAACGCAAACGTATTTAACAGTTAATAACGAACCATCGTTACCAAATAGCCGAAGAATTGGCGGTGGCACAGGTATTGGCGTTACCGATGGTGGCGCATTAGGACAATTACTTATTGGTTTAAATGCCGTATCGGGAAGCCTAGAAAGTGCATCCCAAGGCATTATTGTTAAGAATTCAAGCACTACGGTAACTAACCGTAGTATTGCCGTATCGGGCGCAGGTTTAAGTGTTGCTAACGCAACGGGCGTAAGTGGAAACCCTACTCTTGCATTAACAGGATTGGCTTTGGCTTTAACAGCCGTAACGGCAACGGGATTTCTAACAACCGCAGGCGGTACAACATTAACGCCCGTAAGTATTGTTGGAACATCTAATCAAATTACCGTAGTTGGTGGGGATGGTAGTTCAACGCCAACGATTAGCATTGCAAATAACCCAACAATAGGTGGTACGGGGGCTATAACGCTTCCAATAGGAACAACCGCACAACGTAGTGGAACTGCGGGCGCTTTGCGCTACAACAGCGATTTAGGAACTTTTGAAGGCTATACATCAGGTGGGTGGACATCCGTTGCAAATGAAGGCGTAAGTAGTTTTCAAACATCTTTATCGGGGTTAACCCCAGGGTCTTCTTCTACGGGTGCTATTACCCTAGCAGGTACATTAAATCCATCTTCAGGTGGGACAGGTGCGAATACCTTAACAGGTTATGTCTATGGCAATGGCACAAGCACCATGACAGCTTCCACAACGATTCCTGTTAGTGCTTTAAGTGGCACATTAGGGGTTTCTGCGGGAGGAACAGGTGCGGTTTCTTTAACGGGCATCCTTAAAGGTAATGGAACATCTGCAATATCTACAGCTACATCAGGAACTGATTATGCCCCACCAACATCGGGTTCATCTATTCTTTATGGCAATGGTGCAGGTGGATTTAGCAACGTAACAATCGGCACAGGTTTATCTTTTGCTGGAGGTACATTATCTACAACAGCGACAAGTGGCACGGTTACAAGCGTATCAGTTGCGACTGCAAATGGTTTTGCGGGTTCAGTAGCATCGGCTACAACAACTCCTGTAATTACTTTATCAACAAGCGTAAATGGTATTGTTAAAGGAACAGGCTCAGGAATTACAGTTGCGACCTCAGGAACTGATTATTCTGCGGGAACATCGGGCTTGGCTTCAGGTATTGTGTATAGCACAACTAGCACAGGCGCATTAAGTATTGCATCCGCAACTAATATCAACAATACTTTTGGTTCACAATCAGGTAACTACTTTTATGCATCACCAAGTTCAGGTTCAGGAACACCAACTTTTAGAGCAATTGCTGTTGGTGATATTCCCACCTTAAACCAAAATACAACAGGTAGTGCAGGTAGTGCAACTAACATTATTGGCGGTGTTGCAAACCAAATTGCTTACCAAACAGGTGTAAGCACTACAGGATTTATAACTGCACCAAGTTCTGCGAATACTTTCTTATCATGGACAGGTAGTGGGTTTACATGGACAGCAAGTGCTAGTAGTGGTGTTACACAAATTGTCGCAGGAACAAACGTAACGATTTCACCTACAGGTGGAACAGGTGTTGTAACAATTAATGCGTCGGGTGGTGGTGGCGGTACTCCTGGTGGTTTAAACACAAACGTACAATATAATTCTGCAGGTAGTTTTGCGGGAACAGGAACATTTACTTTTGATGGCACAATTTTAAAAGCGCCAACGCTTAATTTAACAAATGCTTTAGGTTCGTCATATGGCGGTACAGGATTAACTTCTATTGGAACGGCAGGGCAAGCATTGGTTGTTAATGGAACAGCAACAGGATTGCAATGGTCAACCATAGTATCATCACCTGCAGGTTCAGATACACAAGTTCAATTTAATTCAAGCGGTTCATTTGCGGGTTCAGCTAATTTAACATTTAATGGCACAACATTAACGGCAAACACACTTAATTTAACTAATGCATTAAGCGCTAGTTATGGCGGAACAGGAACTACAACATCCACGGGTTCAGGTTCTAATGTATTGGGAACAAGACCAACATTAACTGTAACAGGTGCAGGGTTTACTTTACAAGATGCTACTGACAATACTAAACAAGCAAACTTTAATTTAAGTGGAATATCAACAGGTAATACTAGAACTTATACATTGCCTGATGTAAGCACTAATTTAGTAGTGACTGGAAATGTTACTCAAACATTTGTTGGCACAACTAGTTTTTCCCCACAAAATTCAACAGGTACATTTTCAGTAGGTGCTACTGCTCAAACAGGTACAATTACTTTAGGTCTATCTACAGTAACGCAAACAACTAATATACAAGCAGGAGCAACTGCATCAGGTTCAACAAAAACAATTAATCTTGGTACAAATGGTCTTGCAGGTTCTACAACTAATATAACCATTGGTAGCACAACAGGAACATCAACAACTAACTTGCAAGGTGTTCTGCAGTTAAGCAGTTCAGCAGGAACAAGTGGACAAGTTTTAACATCTCAAGGAACAGGCGCAGTACCTACATGGACAACCGTATCAGGTGGAAGTAGTTTACCATTACAACAAGTAAGATTTACACAATCTTTTGGAGGATTTTAAATGCCAGCAAATACATCACCAATTTTTCCATTAACGCCTAAAACAACATGGGTTAATGCTGCGGGTTTAGTAGCCAATACAACAACCGACCTTACTGCGGGTACAAATTACCCTAGTGGATATACCGCAGGCGCTAACGGTTCAAGAGTTGATTTTGTTCGTGCAAGGTCATTAGGAACAAACGTAACAACCGTTATTAGAGTTTGGATAAATAATGGTTCAACAACAGCAACTGCTGCGAATAACACTTTATTTTATGAAGCAAGTATGGCATCAACCACAGTATCACAAACTAGCGCTCAGGTAGATAATATTCTTCCATTAAACTTATCTTTGCCATCGGGTTATGTGATTTATTTTACTTTTGGTACAGCAGTTGCTGCGGGATATGATTTAATAACTGTTGGTGGGGATTATTAATGTTTAATGGATTAACAACAACTAATACCCCCGCATATGCAACTTATGATTATAGAAGTTCTGCAGCAGTTCCATTTAATTTATATTATCTTTCATTAGCTGATGATTGCCCTCCTGTAATTTATATTTTACAAGGACCTACATCGACTAGTACTTTACAAATTAATTTACCAAGTAATCCAACCCCAGGAAAACAAATAACAATAAAAGCAGATACGTTTGCAAATTTACAATTTAGTACTATAAGTATCTTTGCAGGTTCATATTCTATATTTGTATTTGGTGGTGATGGATGTGTTACGTTAATGTATGCTCCTCAAGTTACTGCGGTAAGTGCATCGTCAAATACAAAAGTACCAAATTGGATTATTTTATCTAACTCAAGTATCTCATCAACGCAATCAACATATTATGGTGCGATAGCAATGGGACAGAATAATGCTGTTCAAGTTAACTCAAGCATTTCTATTGGTGGCGCTTCAAATACTGCTGCAGGTCAATATGCTGCCACAATAGGTGGTTCATCAAATCAAGCAACTGGTCAATATGGTTTTGTTGGTGGTGGCAATATTCATACATTAAGCCAAAGTTATAGCGCAATTGTTGGCGGATATTTTTCATCTATTAGTGGACAGTATTCAGGAATGCTTAGTGGATACAATCATAATATTGGTGCAACGTATGCAGCTATTTTGGCAGGTCAAGGCTGTACAGTAGGTGTAAATTCCCCTAATTCTATTGTGGGTGGTTATTCAACAAACGCACAATCAAGGTGTATTTTTGCGTATAATGGACCTGCATTTAGTGCTACAAATACTGCTTTATGGGTATTTTATACTCTTGGAAAAAAAGTAACTTCAAGTGCTTCAGCACTACTTACAGTAAATGGCACAGCTGGTACAGCATACAATCAATTAACAATCCAAAGACGATTATCAGATAGTCTTAGTTGCGCTATGTATTTTAAATGTCGTGTAGTTGCTTTGCAAGCAGTTCCTGCATTGGTTATAACGGGGGCTAGTGGTGATGGAACAAATGCAACAGTTACTTTCGCAGCGCAAGCCATTGCGCCATTTCCTGCGGGTTCTTATGTTATTGTATCGGGCATGACTCCTGCGGGATACAATACCCCCGCTACAGGTGCATTAGTAGTTTCATCTACAACTACAAGTATTACATATGCAAACACAACAACAAGTGCTTTTTCTGTAGGAGGTACAACCACGGCAGGGTCATCATATACTGCATCTTGGATTATAGAAGGAACTGCTACATATACAAGTGCGGGAACTTTACGATTTGTTGGAACTCCAACAGTAACATCAATTAATAAAGATACAGGTGTTTCAACATCTGATTGGACGTTAGTCACACCAACCATTGACACGACTAATAATGTAATTAATTTAACATTTACATCAACATCGGCAACTTCTACATATTTTGTAAACGTATTTGCTAAATGCGAAACTTCAGAAGTAGGAACATTTTAAGGAAAAATTATGGCACTTTTTTTAAACATACAAACATCTAATATTGGCGTAAGCGTTAATCAAGCATATGCAAAAATTGATAGTTTTTTAGGTCACAACAACACATTAAACTTTGGTGTTATGTTTTATTACAATCAAGATGCAAGGCAAAAATTTGCAACCCCTATATTTTCGAAAAATCATGTTATTAATTTATCTGAAATAAGTGGCGATATTTTACCTGCCCTTTATAATTACCTTAAAACATTGCCTGAATACGAAGGCGCAACGGATTGCTAATGGAGTAACTTATGGCACAAAGTGGATACACCCCCTTATTGATTTATTCAAGTTCTACGGCAAGTACTGCGCCTAGTGCTTCTAATTTAACCAATAGTTCATTGGGGTCGGAACTTGCCGTAAACATTACAGATGGTAAGCTATATTACAAAGATAATAGCGGTGTTGTTCAAGTTATTGCAAGCAAGGCAGGTAATAGCGGAACATTTTCATCGGTAACTATTACAGGTGGAACAATTAATAACACTACCATTGGCGCAACAACAGCTGCTAATGGAACTTTTTCAAACTTATATATTTCGGGATTAACGTCAAATAATATTTTATTTGGTGGTGCATCAAACATTGTATCTCAAAGCAGTTCTTTACAATTTATTAATAGCAAAGTGGTTATAGGGGCAAATAACTATACTGCATTTCAAAACGTACTTGGTTACGGATTACAAGGAACATATTGGACTTTGTGGGGGGTAACAGACGCTACAAGCGCATCACTACAATTACAAAATAATTTGTCTTATGGTAGTGGCAGTTATAAATACACGAATTCAACATCTTGTGGCGCAAATCAAATTTACATGAATAATGGAAGTATGACGTTTTATTGCGCTGTCCCAGGAGTTAACCCAAACCCCGTAACATTAACTAATGCTTTAACATTTAGTTCTTATGGGTCTTGGGGTTTAGGCGCAACGCCATCATTCGGAACGTCAGGGCAATATATTATATCAAATGGAAGTTCGGCAGTTCCTTCTTGGGCAACCTTCCCAATTACAACGCCATTTACTACAAATGGCGTATTGTATGCATCAAGCACATCAAATGCTACAACGGGAACGGCACTACAATTTAACGGAACAAATATTTTAAGTGTTGCAAGAACTACACCAAGTTCATACACAAACTTTGCCGTATTGGAATTAGGTAATGCGGGTTCTTATGTTGGTAGTAAAACAACTACAACTAACACTAATATGGAAGTTGGTTCTAATCTTGTAACCAATGGAACGACTTATACATATGCGCAAAGCAATGGTGCATCTTTGTATAGGCAAGCTGCGGGGCAACATGACTTTTATGTGGTTTCATCAGGAACTGCGGGAAATACTGCGACTTTAAGTTCAGCAATGACAATTTTTGCCAATAAATCTATTGGTTTTGACGGCTTTAGTGGTGGGACTATAGGGCAAGTTTTATCATCGACAGGTAATTCATCAGCACCTCAATGGTCAAATACAGTAACTTTGAATGGAGTAACAACTGGTGGAGGTTTAAGGGTTTCCAATTTAATTCCTATTGGTACTACAACTATATCTAATAGTGGAACTTATTCATTTTTAGCTGCTGCAGATGGTTTAATTGTGTTTTATGTAAGCGCAGGAAATTCTAGCACTAGTGAAGGGGTTTTTTGTATTACTACCTCGGCAAGTTCAACTATTCAATTTGTAAATACCCCATCAAATATTGTTAATTCAAATAGCCCAACAGCAAACCAATTGGGGATTTATAAGACTGCAGGCAATACCACAATCTCTTTTACCGTTGGCAGTACTTATGCAACCAATATAACAAATATTATAAAAGTAACTGTAATTTCAGGAGGGGTTTCATAAGGGTAAGCCATCAGCCCATTTTGGTGGCAATTTTTTAGGGAATTAAAAAATGGAAAAAATGGTATTAACAACTGAATTAATTAACAAAGTTCTATCTTATTTAGGCAATCAGCCTTTTGTAGAGGTAGCCCCATTGATTAATGAAATTCATAAACAAGCACAAGAACAAGTTCCCGCACCAACCGAAGAAGTTCTTGACCAAGCAGGACACCCGATTTAAAGGATAGTATGGATATGCAAACAATCATTGCTGATACAGATAAGCGATTATCCGTACACGAAGCGGTATGCGAAGAACGCTACAATGCTATTTTAGAGTCTTTTGACAAAGGCACTAAACGTATGGAGCGTATTGAATATTTGCTTTATGCGGTGATTGTTTCCATTTTCTTTGGTAAAGATTTTTTAGTGGAAACCGTAAAGAACATCATTAAATGAAATGCCTGATATTAATCCGATTGCCGAAGGAGCAAAGTCTTTAGCCGAAAGTCTTGAACAAAGTCGTCAAGCGGGAAAAAGTCTAACCAAAAGCATCCAAAACATTCAGCATGATGGTGTAGAAGTAGCGCAAGAACAACTTGCATCAAGAGATAAACATAGGCAACATGAAGAAGCAATTGCTAATTCTATGTTGTTTAAAGCGGTAAAAGAGTATGAGAAACAAAGTTCTATCATTAAAGCCGAAAACAAAGCTGAAGCAGAATTTAAAGCTAAATATGGTGCAAAAGAGTGGGCAAAAGTTTTAGAATTAAAAACAGTTGTAGAAAAAGAACACAAAGAAAACGCTAGTTACTATGGGCATAAACTGCGTGATGTCAAACGTGTTCAAATGTATTGTTTTCTAGTGGCATTTTTTATAACTTGCTTGTTGTACTACTATGGGCTTGTATGACATGGATAACGATAGTTTTCGTTGTTTATTTAATTGAATTGTTTTTATGGGCTTATATTGCTTACTTGCATTTTGAAGAAAAAATAATGAAAACACCTAAAAGCAAATACCCAACAAATGTTAAGGTTGTTATTAGAACCAAGAAGGATATAGTTCGTGGATGAAGATGTGTTCCGTTGGTGGACAATGTTTGCATTAATTTGTATGATGATAATGTTACTTTTAAAGTGAGGATTCTATGTTTGGTATAGATGATATTGTTGGCGCAGGTTTAAAAATTATCGACAAGGTTATCCCTGACCCACAAGCAAAAGCACAGGCTCAATTGGAGTTACAAAAATTAGCTAACGATGGTCATTTGGCTGAACTACAAGCCGATATGAACGAACAAAACAACGTATCTGACCGTTGGAAATCTGACCTAGCATCTGACTCTTGGTTGTCAAAAAATATTCGTCCTATGACCCTTATATTCATTCTTGGGGTTTATACAACCTTTGCAGGATTTTCAGCATTTAATGTTAATGTCAACCAAGCCTATGTTGAACTTCTTGGGCAATGGGGAATGTTAATTATGTCTGCCTACTTTGGTGGTAGGACACTTGAAAAGATTATGGCAAAGAAAGGTGATAAATGAACGCAAAAGAACATATTATGTTAATCGCAGCTTGGTCGTTAGTTGCGGTCATTATTGGTATGCTACTCATGTTTGCATATGCCGTTATTGACCCCAACTTTGACACAGACAAAGTATTTCAAATTATTGGACCTGCCTTCCAAACGGTGATTGGTGGGTTCATTGGCTTAATTACGGGAATTAAAATAGGAAGCGATGATGATAACAAGTGAACAATTAACAAAACTAGGTATTGACCAAAAATGGTTACAGCCATTAAATGATACTTTTGCAAAGTTTGACATTAACACGCCTGCAAGAATGGCATCTTTTATTGGGCAATGTCAGCATGAAAGTAGAGATTTTACACATCTAGAAGAAGATTTGCGTTATTCAGCAGTTCGATTAGTTCAAATTTTCCCTAACCGATTTACCCTTGCCAAAGCTCAAGATTGTGTTGCTAAAGGTAAACAAGCTATTGCCGAAGGGATGTACGGTCATCGTGCTGATTTGGGTAATAACAAAGATGGCGATGGAGGGTTATTTTTTGGGCGTGGGGTTATCCAATTAACAGGTCGTGCTAACTATACAGCTTTTGCTAACGCCATTAAAAACGATGAAATTGTAAATAACCCATCATTGGTAGCAACGCCTGAATTTGCTTGTTTAAGCGCAGGTTGGTTTTGGTCAACACGGAAGCTCAACGACCTAGCAGATAAAGCTGATTATGATTTGATGACAAAACGCATCAATGGGGGAGTCTTAGGTCTTGCAGAACGTAAGGCAAACATCCAAAAAGCGTTAGAAATATTGGCATAAAGGTAGTAAAATACTATAAACTGTTTGGGATAAACGGTTGGCATATTTAAGGATAAACTATGGCAGCTCAAACTACACCCTCAAACACTAGTGCGTCAGCAATGACGTACAACTCGTTGATTTTGGACGTTCAACAATATCTTGAGCGCAATGATACCGCTGTCACCAATCAAATCCCTGAATTCATCATGTTGGCTGAGTTTGAAATTGCCCAACAGATTAAAACATTGGGTCAAATTAACGTAGCAACATCGACAATGACCGCAACAAATCCTGTATTACCAAAACCTGCAAGATGGCGTAAAACGGTTTCTATGAACCTTACTACGACTGCGGGTGCAATACAGCCTATATTTTTACGCAAATATGAGTATTTGCGGACATATTCTCCAAGTGCAACAACTACAGGAACGCCTTTGTATTATGCCGACTATAACTATGACAATTGGATAGTTGCGCCAACACCTGACTCGAATTATTCTTTTGAAGTTTTGTATTATGAACGTCTTGCGCCATTATCTAACGATAATCAGACTAATTGGTTAACGCAAAATGCGCCAAATGCAATGTTATTTGGTACTTTATTGCAAGCTATTTTGTTTGTTAAAAATGACCAAAGACAGATTTTTCAACAAAAGTATAGTGAAGCAATGCAAATCCTAAAACAAGAAGACCAATTACGTCTTGCTGACCGTCAATCTATAGCGGTAGAAAGTTAATCATGACCGTATCTAATCCTACCTATACCAATCCCTTTACAGGGCAAACCGTTAATCCTTCAGCCGTATCTTATGAGTCATTATCAATTACGGCAGATACAACGCTTCAATGGTCAATTAACGGCAACAATCAAAATCAAGTTACTGCCAATATTATTGAAGTAACTTCAAGTGGTGCGTATAACTTAATCATGCCACCTGCAACACAAGTTGCTCAAGGTCAAGCAATGATTATCCGTAACGTAGGTTCAACTGCGTTTACGGTGGTTTCTTATAATACTCAAGCACCATATGTAACAATTATTAATATTACATCAGGTCTTTCATATTATATTTATGTGACCAACAATACAACTCAGGCAGGAACTTGGTCATATGTATTATTTGGTGGTTCAACATCATCAACAAGCGCAAGTGGTCTTGCAGGATATGGATTAATAGCATCAGGAACAACTTTAAATCAACAATATCCCGTTATAACTTATAGTTCTAATTTAACTTTAACATCATCTGTTCGTGCAACAATGAATGTATGGTTGGGTGGTGTAGGAACTTTAACGCTACCATCAGCATCTAGCGTTGGCGCAGGTTGGTTTACTATTTTTAAAAATGATGGAACGGGAATTTTAACTTTAACACCTAACGGAACAGATACTATTGATGGAAATTCTAACCAACAACTTCAATTAACAGAATCTATTGTTCTTGTATCAACAGGCTCTGTTTCGGGTTGGTATTCATACGCTTATGGAAGAAGCAATGCGTTTGCTTATACACAATTGGCGTTGTCGGTAACGGGCGGTACTACAACTTTATCTAGCGCACAAGCATCAAATACAATTCAAGTATATACGGGTGCTTTAACAAGCAATCAAATTATTGTCGTACCTTCTACTGTTCAACTCTATTCAATTACAAATAATACGACAGGTGCTTATACATTTACCGTTAAAACTGCCGTTGGTGGCGGTGCTACTGTGCCTATTAATCAAGGATTATCAGGAATTTTAGTTTGTGATGGAACGAATGTATATAACACGGCATCTGCAGGTATATCATCTATTTCAACATTGACGCTTGGCGCAGGGTCAACCACTAATCCATCTTTAAACTTTACAGGAAGTACATCAACAGGTTTATATTTGCCATCTTCAAGTACACTTGGTTTTACTGTTAGTGGAAATCAAGCTGGTTATTTCAATTCAACAGGGTTTTTTGCTATTAATGGGGTTGGTGGGGGTGCATTTTGACCGCTAAAGTTATATCTCTTGCTATACAAGCAGGCATACAGCGTGATGGAACTGTTTTTGCATCACCTAGATATACCGATGGTATGTGGGTACGATTTCAACGTGGTTTGCCAAGAAAAATAGGCGGTTATAACGGCATTTTCCAAAATGCAACAGGCATTAGTCGTGGCATTATTATGCAATCTGTAAACGGAATTAACTACGTTTATTCGGGGCAAAATGATGGCGTTTATGTTTGGCAAACCAACAATACCAATGGAGTTGGTTCAGGACCAACTACTGTAAGTATGTCTTCTGATTTTAGTTCAAACGCTAATAATTTATGGCAATGGGACTTAGTTTATGATGCGGGAGGAAGTGGTCAACTAACTGTTTTGGGACACCCAGGGCAGAATTTAAATGACATTACAAGCACCACAAACACCCCTGTAATGGTTGGGCAATTCCCTGGGGGTGCTATGACCAAGCTTGGTTTGTTTACAGCATCTACGGTATTAAATAGTACAGTTACAGCAACCATAACACCTGCTAATTTATTAGTCGCTATTGGTCAAACTGTAAGCGGAACAGGAATTACTGCAGGTACAACTATTACTAACGTACAGCAAACCGCCAATCAAACAACAATTACTTTATCAGCAACAGCAACATCTTCTTCAACTCAAACTTTAACTTATGACAATAATATTGCAGTTTCAGGCGGTGTTTGTGTTTTATATCCTTACACTTTTGTATATGGTAATAACGGTTTAATTCAAAATAATAGCGCAGGTAATTTACAAAATTGGGTAGGTGCTGACGCAAACCAAAATAACGTAGCAGGTACTAAAATAGTTAAAGGTATGCCCTTGCGTGGCGGTACAACATCTCCAAGTGGAATGTTTTGGGCAACTGATTCACTAATTCGTGTTACATATGCACCTCAACAAGTTGGTTCATCGACTATTTATTGGCGTTACGATATTATTTCTACACAGACATCTATTATGTCATCTAACTGCGTAATAGATTACGATGGTACGTTTTATTGGTGTGGAGTTGACAGGTTCTTATCTTACAATGGTGTTGTTCAAGAGCTACCTAACGACACAAATCAAAATTTCTTTTTTGATAATTTGAATTATGCTCAACGTCAAAAAGTATGGGCTACAAAGATTCCTCGTTGGGGAGAGATATGGTGGTTTTATCCTTCAGGAACATCGACTGAATGTAATAATGCAATTATTTATAACGTGCGTGAAAAAATTTGGTACGATGCGGGTTTCGCAGATGGCGCAAATCGTAGCGCAGGAATCTTCTCAGAAGTGTTTAGATACCCAATATGGGCTGATAATGTGGCAAACGTGAGTGGTAAATATACGTTATGGCAACATGAAACGGGAACTGACCAAGTTTATTTAACTAATGTAACAGCTATTCAATCTTACATTGAAACAAACAGTATTGGTTGGGTTAATGGCGGGCCAGGGAATCCTCAAGTCCAAGGCGATAACGTATGGATGCGTATTGAGCGTGTAGAACCTGATTTTGTACAAGTTGGCAACATGAATTTGTACGTCAAAGGTAAGGGTTATGCAGACGACACAATAGTAACGAGCCAATTATCACCTTACACATTTGCACCTAATACATTGAAGTTAGACATGAAAGAACAGTATCGTGAGATGCAATTACGTTTTGAAAGTAATACCTACAATGGCAATTATCAATGGGGTCGCATTTTAATCCATGCAGATATTGGCGATGTACGCTCAACAGGAAACCCTAACTAATGATTAGCTATCCATCAACAAATGTAAGTTGGGAAGATTGGTGTGGCTCAATGGCTGAGTTATTCGCATCTAATCAACTTGGATTTGTGCCTGAAGAAAGATGGCGTGAATATGCTGATGGTATGCAAGGTATTGGTTATTTTGTACAGAATGGTATACCTGAACATAGAAATTATTCTGATTGGCGTTCTTGGGCAAATGATTTGGCAGGCATCATGAATGTGATATATCAACCTACGGCATATTATTAATGGATAGAATGGAAACCCATGATATTATTCTTCACGCTGTTGGCGAGAAGATGTTTCGTCCTACCTATAATCGTTTAATGAACGCATTGCAAACAAAAAAATATCGCATGATGCGTGAGGGAAACTCATTGTTTTTTTATAACATTGCAAAAAAGAAAGAAGCAAAACTTCTTGCTGTTTACAATGCAGACGACAATGTAACATCAACAGTAAATTTTGTTAAATATCTTATAGCAATGAGTTTGGCAAAATTTAAAAAAGTTGAAATACCTGTTGACCATGACGGTTATTTGAACGGGCTTAGAAAAGTAGGTTTTAACATTACTAAAAACAAAAACAAAACTTCTTTAGTGAGCTTTTAATGGGTTTTGATTTTAATCCTTTCCATTGGGTGCAAAATGCGGTTGATACAACTGTTAATTTTTTTCACAACCCTGTAGAAACTGTCAAATATGCATTTGAAGATTCTCTTGATGTTACGGGTAGTTTATGGGGGAAAACAGTTCAAAGCATTGAAAATATTCCATCATCCTTGGAAAATTTACCAAGAGAGGTTGTAAAAATTGTTGCGGATACTCCACAAGCAATTAATGATTATGCTCAAGCCGTTAAAGATAATCCATTACCCCTTATAGAAACAATTGCGCTAACATGGGTGCTTGGACCTGAAAGTGCAGGAGGGTTAGGAATAGCGTCTGCTGCTAATGCGCCAATTATTGCATCAGCTGCGGTGACGGCTGCGAATGGTGGGGATGTAAAGCAAGTAGCAACAGCTACAGCTATGGCATATGCAAGCTCACAAATTTCACAAGCTGTTGGTGAAGCATTTAGCCCAACAAATCCTGAAGCTATGACATCAATGGGATATACACAAGATGTTAACGGAAATTGGGTTAATCCTGAAACAGGGCAAACAGTTTTTACAAATAATTTATCAGCACAACTTGCTACACTACCATTAGATGTACAAAAAACAATTCAAGCAATTGCTGTCGGTGCATCAGCCCCTGCTGCGATTGCACTATTTAAAGGCGGTAATTTAAAAGATATATTAACTGCGGGATTATCGGGTGGTGTTTCAGGATTAGTTGCATCAGAATTAAGAAATGCAGGAATAACAAATCCAAACTCTTTAAGTGATAGGTTAATTACATCAAATGTCAATGCGGTAACTAATGCTGTTTTAAATGGTACGAATATTACAAAAGCAGTTGTTGGTGCTACAGGCAATATTTTACTTGCTTCAGGATTAAATTCTGCATTTGCAGGAGTCAAAGATTCATACAAAAAACTTGTTGAAACTTCAGATGCTTTACAGAAAAAACAAGATGATGCAAAAAATATTAAAGCTGATGCAGACAAAATATATCAAGAAAAACTACAACCAAATCTTGCAATAGTAGATTCAAGTTTTAAAAGTTTAATATCGGACAACCCAAGTGTTTATTGGCAGGCAAGTAATGCTCTAATGAAATACAATGGTGACAGGACAACATTTGATGGTTTATATGAAGAAAGACCTAAATTAGTAGATAGAATTAATGCTTCTGCTGAAGCTGTAAATAATTCTACAAATCAAAAAGACTATGATTCTAATCTAGCAACTTATAATGATTTAAAAAATCGTCTTGCAAGCAATGATACACAAATGACTCAATTGGTAGGCGTTTTAAAAGATGAGTATACAAATGCAGTTGATTTAAACAAGCAAGTAAATGATGCGTCTACACAACTAGCAAGTGACGTTAAAGATTTTAAAACTAATTACGTTGACAAATTAAATAGTCTTTCTGATTCAACAGACTTATTAAGTCAATTTCTTAACAAATCAGAATTTAATTTTGGCAAAGATTTAGCATCATTTTCACAAAACTTGGCAGATGTTGTAACAGATGATATACAACAAACTGCACAATCATCTGAAGCGCAATCTGAAGGATATAAAACATTAAATGACTATCAAGAAGCGAAACAACAAGGGTATCCTGATTCAGGCTCTTTTTACAATGCTAGTTATTTAACCAATGGTAGATACACTCCATCGTATAGTCAATATCAAAGCCAAATGGCTGATTATGAAAAACAAGCACCGCAATACGGTTGGGGAGATAATGTAGCAGGTTATATTATTGCAAATAAAGAGTTTTTACCAAATAAGGCAGATTATGATTATGCAAAAGCCAATAATCTTGATGTAAGTCAATTTTATGACGCAAAAAATCAGGCGCAAAAACAAGAGCAAAATTTGCAAAATATTGCGCAAAATTTGCCTATACACGACCAACTTGTAAATATTGCTAACGAAGCAAATAAAACAGATGATTGGACGGGCGCAATTCAAAAAATGAATGATGCTATTGAGCAGGCATCAAATGACCCTAAAAGTGGATTAGTTGATGCGGGCAATGGTATGTTTGCAAACAAAGCAACAAATGCTCTTTACACTAAAGATAATAATGGCAATTGGAATGTAACCTATGCAGGCAGAAGTTTGCCTGATGGAACTATTTTCCAAGGTGTTGGAATGGATGCAGATGGAAATCCAACAGCAATTACATACAATAAAAATAATAATACTTATTATGTAAATGGTGAACAGGGCGTTCGATTATATAACGGACGTTATGAAACAGAAACTAAACTTGGTGACGTATTAGACAATTATACGGCAGGACAAAAAGTTACTTTGGCTGATGGAACGCAAGGCGTTGTTGATGCGGGTGGCAGAATCATTTCACAAGAACAAGCATCAGATTTCCAACAAGTATTATCGCCAAAATACAATGCAAGATTAAATAATATTGCTAATGATAAAACATTGACATTAGAGCAATTTATTCAAAAATATAATTCAATTTTTGAAGATGCAAGTAAAGACCCAAATAGCGGATTAAAAAAGGTTAATGATTTATGGTTATCCGATTCGGGCATGACTTACTATAAAGATGATAAGGGAAATTGGCAAATAGCTGATTATGGTCAAAAATTACCTGATGGTACGACATACGAAGGCGTAAGAGCAGATGACCAAGGAAATCCTATTATTATTACAGGAACATCTGATAGTCAAGGAAATACAGAAACATTAGTCAATGGTAAAAATGATTACAAAGAAAACGCAAATGGTACTTTTTCACAATTACCATCGTCAGAAGATATTAATAAAAAATTAGGCTCTCTTTTTGCATTGCAAGGAGGAAATGAAGCGGGTGGCGCAAAATCTTGGCTTGGCTCATCAGGTGGAGAAGATTATAGTGGTTTCAGGTGGTTAACCTATGGAACACAAGGTCAAAAAGACCAAACTGTATTAATTCAAGAATTGGAAGATATACAAGTTAATCCAAAAGTATCAGAAGCGGAAAAAACACAAGCAAAAAAATTATTAGATGTAGTAAAAAACACACCTCTTCCTACTGAAGACCCGATTAAAAAAGAAAGAGAAGAAGCAAAAGCTAAGTCTGATGCGGAAGCAAAAAGATTAGCAGATGAAGCTTCAGCAAAAGCTCATGCAGAATTTCTTGCAAAACAACAGCAAGCATATGCACTTGCAGAACAACAATTGCAAGATTTAATAAAGCAAAATGGACAATATTATATAGACCAAGCTAATAAGCAAGCAGAATTAAAAAAAGAAATTGATGCTCAAAACCAAGCAAAAGCAGATGCTTTAGCAAAACAACAGGCAGATGCAGAAGCAAAACGACTAGCAGATGAAGCCACAGCTAAAGCAGATGCAGATGCAAGAGCTAAAGTTTTAGCTGAACAGGCGCAGGCAAAAGCGGAATCTGATGCAAAAGCACAAAAACTTGCAGAACAAGCAAGAATTCAAGCAGAAGCAGATGCCAAAGCAAAATCGGATGCTGAAGCAAAAAGATTGTCTGACTTAGCTGAACAAGCAAGACAAGCACAAATTCAAGCAAATATTAAAGCTTCAACTCCTGATTTACCTAAAAATGTACCATCTAACGCTACTTATGATATATCTACGCAAAGTTGGACTGTTAAAAATAGTGATGGTTCAACTCAAAAATATGATAGATATGGAACATATATTCCTAATCAAACACAAACTAAAGAGCAATTAGATGCAATGCATAAAAGTATTGCCAACTCTAATGCTCCTGCTTATTTGCAATATCAAAAAGATAGTGGCGTTACTAATCCTCAAGACCAATACAACGCTTTAATTAAAGATGGCGTAGATGCAGATATTGCATCCAAATTAACGAAATTTGACCCCACAGCTTATGCCAAGCAACAGGAAGAAGCAAAAGCAAAGGCTGATGCACTTTTAGCTCAACAACAAGCAGATGCAAAAGCTAAAGCTGATGCAGATGCTAAAGCTAAAGCTGATGCAGATGCTAAAGCTAAAGCTGATGCA